CGGTACGGGTCAGCGGCCTGGGCCTCCTCCTGCTCATCCTTGATGCGCTTGAGCTCCTGCTCCGGGTCACTCACCCAGGGGTGCATTTTCACAATAGTCTCATTGGACAGGATGCCCACAGAGTTCTTGCAGTTGTTGATGGCCTCAGTCTCATTGATGAGCACATCCCGGTCAAAGATCACCTTGACCTCTGTGCCGTCAAAGCTGCCCTTGCCGGTGTTGGCAAGGTGCTGATTAACAAACCACAGCAGCTCCTCCATTGATGCCTGAAACTCCATCTCAATGCCATTGGCATCCAGGTCAATGTCAGAGTACATACTCTGTATGTTCATCTGGTTGGGGTTGCCACCCATGCGCTCATCCTTGGCATCATAGCCCCTGGCGTTCTCAATGATGGCATCCTTGAGCAGGGACAGCAGCGCCTTGTAGTTTTCGCTGTTGACCTCCAGGCTCAGGGTGTCCACGCCGCCCTCACTGCCGTCATAGGAGCGGACCTTGATGGCCCCATACTCTGCCAGGTTCCGGCGGAAAGCCCCCAGGTCCTCCCCGTCATAGTTCTTGATGACCAGGATGGTGCTGTGGATGTCCTCCTCCATCTGGTTGGCGAAGTTGGAAAGCACATCGTTGTATGCGTCCTGTAAGCACTTCACCCTGGATAGGAGGGGGATTTCGTGGTGAGAGCTCTTAAAGCAGATCAGGGGGATGCGGTCCCAGTTGTAGCCGTGCTCCTCACCCGTGCGGGGGTCCGTCTCAGTGATGTATGGGCCAGAATAGGCCTCCGGGTCCGGCTCCAGGGTGCCGTCATCCCGGCGGATGAAGCAGTCCACGCCGCCGCCGTGCATGACCTCCACCTTGACCACATCCTTGGCCTGTTCGCTCTCATCGTACTCCAGGACCACATAGACATGGACGGCACAGTCCAGGAGGGTGTGGTCAGCGTCTGCCCAGAACGGCAGCACCTCATCCGCCGGAAAGCGCTTAAAGGCCAGCTCATTGCCCTCATAGTAGGGGTAGAGCCAGCTTTTGCCGCTTATCCAGGCACCCTCACCAACATTGTGCATGACCCGCTTGAAGCGGGAGCCCAGCACCGTGCCCAGGGCCTCAGCGTACTGCTTATTTTCCGTGTCGAAAGAGAACGGCTTGCCAAAGGAGTAGTTGGTCTTTTGGTCCACCATCTTGGAATACTGATTGTTGACCAGGCGGTTATTGGGCAGGTGCTTGAGCTCCTTGGGCTTGCCGTCATCATCCAGAGCCATGCGCTTGCGATGCGTGACAGCGTGCTCACCGTCATAGTAGGCCTCAGCCTCAAGCTGCTTGTGTCTCTCCCTGGACTTGAGCCAGGCCGTGATCTCCAGCTCCAAAAAGCGCTTGTCCGTCATGCCCCGGCGAAAATCCGTGGCAACACGGCCCAAGCAGTCATCTCTCAAATTCAGCGTTACCATAGTTTCTCACCTCACTTAAATCTCAAAAGGTCCGGCGCATAGACACGGTGGACAAAATAGCGCACATCGTCCATGCTGTGGTCATTTTCCTTGATGGGCCGGTCTGTGGTTGATTTTTCATCCCACCTGTACAGCCCAAACTCACGGATGCAGTCCGTGCAGCAGTCGCAAAAGAAGATGTCCCCGCATTGCAGCCGGGTGGCCACATCACGGATGCCATCAATGACAGCATTGGAGGCCTTTTCCACCCGGTAGCGCTCGTGTCTGCGGATGACCTCAATAAAGCTGGCCGCTGAGGGGTCCACGATGACAGCGGAGATGTGCAGGTCACCGGCCAAGGCCTCCAGCTCTGTGTAGTGCTCCTCATCGGTGCGCTGCCGCCCCTCTTTGCGGCTGTCGAAGTAATACTCCCGGACCCTGTACCACTTGCCAGCGGCCAGGCCCCACAGCCCTATGCTGGTGGGGTTGATGGTGCCGTAGTCACAGGACAGGTAATACTTTTCATAGGGCCGGGGAGTGGACGGCACCACATGAAAGTCCTTGTTGAACATGGTGTAGATCAGGCCCTCAGCCACCACCCACAGGCCACGGATGAAGCGGTCATAAAACACCCCGGAGTATAGGCTCTCATAGCGGGCCTTGACCTCTGGGGAGAGGCTGAGGTTGTCATCCATCGTGAAGTGCAGCCGGAGCATATTGAGCTTTTTGGCCTCACACACCCAGTTGAGGTAAAACCAGTGACTGGGCCCCTCCGGGTTGCAGTTAAACCACAGCTTTGAGCCGGTCACAGAGCAGCGGGCCACCGCTTGCTCCACAAAGGACCGGGGCATCAAGGCCACCTCATCCAGCAGGATGCCCGCCAGAGTGATGCCCTGGATGAGGGCGGCGCTGCTCTCATCCTTGCCACCGAACAGGTAAAAAGTGTTTGTCCGCCCGGCGGCGGTCACCACGATCTTGTTTTCACTGCGGTGCTCTTTGAACGAAAACACCCCAGCCAGCCAGTTGGACAGGTTGGAGGTCACATTTCTCCGCAAGCTCTCAATGGTCTTGCCACAGATGGCAAAGTTTTGGCCCTCAAAACTCCGCATGGCCCACATCACAAAGCCCACCGTCATGGCCACTGTCTTGCCTGAGCGGATAGAGCCGTCACAGATGATGCCATCATAGCCCTCAAAGCCGGGCCTATTCCACCAGGTCATCGCCAGGTTCTGCCGGGGGCTCAATTTCTGATATTTCACTTGTATCAAGCTCCTCCTTTGTGCTCTGGTCGATGACATCAAAGATGTTGTTTTCCTCCGCTGCCGGTCCGCCGTTGTTGCTGTCAAACACGCCCAGGTGCTTGCCCAGCAGCTCCAGGGCTCTCACCTTGTCGTGCAGCTTGATCTCCACGCCCATCTGGTTGTATTTGATGCCCGCAATGGCTGGCAGCTTTTCCTTTGGCACCTTATGGGTGGGCTTGACATTCAAAAGCCCTGTTTCAGTGACTGTCACAAAGTCTGTCCCGTTGGCAAAAGCAATGGCAGCAAGCTCCTCAATGACACGCTCCTGTGTGATTTCCAGCTTGTTTTGGAGTTTCACCTGCTGTCTCTGGAGTTCCGCTGAAACTTGAGTTTTATTGAGCAGTTCCACCGCTATCCGGGAGGCGCTTTTCTCGCTGTAACCGGCACGGATGGCAGCCTGTGTGGCATTGAGGTCCACAAGGTACTCCTGCACAAAGCGCTTTTGCTTTTCAGTTAGTTTTGCCACGGCTCACCACCCCATCAAAAAGTAACGCCGCCCAGAATGGAACGGCGTGTAAAAGCATAATAAGAAACAGCGGCAAGGGTCTGGAGGTTTCAGTTTCCGTCACCTTGCCGCTGTTTAACCAAGGAGGTGTTGGCTCATCCTCTGAGGCATACACCCACGGATATAGTATACAGCATTTTGCGTGTGACAGGTGTGACAATTTTAGTTCCGCTTGATGTATCTATGTGCCATCTGCCGCACAGCCGCCGCCGTATATCCGGGGCCGACACAAGCGGCCACCTGCTCCCACGGCAGTCCGCTGATAAAGCGATAGGTGAAAATCTGCCGGGTCAGGCTGTCATCAATGCCGCTTATGTACCGCTCCAGACGGCTCCGCTCATAGAGGCATTGCTGGTGCTTTGCCTCAATGAGGCCCTTGAGATCAGCGATCTCCGCCGCATACTGGCCCACCTTGTCAGTCACTCCCGGTGCGTGGGGCATCCCGGTGAGGACCTGGGCACCCGGCAGCGCTTTGACCTCCAGCTCCCGGAGCCGCCGCTGGTCCATCTCAATTTCCCGGTTGAGGTAATAAAGCTGGGATAGTTCTTTCAGGGTCATTGGCCAGCCACCTCACCTCTCCACACAGGTTTGCAGTTGCCCTCACCCATGAGGCACTTGACGGTGCACACCTTGCAGGGGTCCCCGCCAGACATGACAAAGCGCAGGTCACCCACAGCCCTTGCCAGCTTTTGCTCTGCCGCTCTGGCACGCTCCTGGGCCTCCTCACAGGCTTTTGTGGCCTGGGTGGTATCTCCGCCCCGCCTCTGCTCAAACTCCGCAATACGGGCCGCCAGGGCCTCAATACGCTGCTGGTCTGTCTCATGCTGGATGGTCAGCGTGGCACACTCCCGGATGACTGCATCCACAAAGACGGTATCCGTTTTCAATCTTTCCTCATTGGTCATGACTTGCTCTCCTCCTTGATTTTCTTAATTCTTGCCTTGAGTGCGGACATGACCGCCTCATGGGTGTCTGCCCGGTCCCGGATGGTGGTCATGACATCCTCATCCTCACAGTCCTGCACCACCAGGTAATGGATGAAAACTTTATCGTAGGGGGACCCCTGCCGCCACAAGCGGCAATTTCCCTGGTCATTCAGCTCAAAGGACCAGTTGAGGCCGTACCAGATCACATGACGGCCACCGGCCTGGAGGTTGAGGCCATAGGCACAGCTTGCTGGGTGCACCAGCAGCACATCCACCTGGCCGCTGTTCCAGGCATCCTCATCCTCCACGCCCTTGTAGACCCGGACCCGCAGCTTATCCGTGCGGCCCTTGTTGTACTTCTCCAGGCGCTCCAGGATGCGGTCACGGTCATGCTGGTAGCCGTAGAATGTCAGGCAAGGCTCACCGTCCAGACGCTCCAGCAGCTCCATGTAGGCATCCAGCTTGCAGTCATGGACCGGCACCACCTGGCCCTGGGTGCCGTAGACAGCGCCGTTGCAGTATTGCAGCAGCTTGCCCACCAGCACACCGGCGGTGTTCGCCGTGATGACATCCTCATCCACCTCCAGCAGCAGGTCACGCTCAAACTGCTTATAGTCCCTGGCCGCTTTGGCATCCAGCATGACGGGGATCTCATGCTCAATGCACTGGGGCAGTTGCAGGTAGTCCTCCGCTTTCATGGAAATGCAGATGTCAGAGATGGCAGCCAGCACGGCGCTCTCCGCTCCGTCTTTGGCCTTGTAACTGAAAATCTGGGTCCTGCTCCGCTGGTCCGGGTCGAAGTATCGCTCCCGGTAGGCGCTCAGGGTAGGCCCCAGACGCACGCCACCATCCAGGAGGTACACCTGGGCCCACAGGTCAATGAGGCCCTTGGAGGACGGCGTGCCGGTCAGCAGCACCATCTTTTTGACAAACCGGCGGATGCGTTTCATGGCCTTAAAGCGCTTGCTTTGGGAGTTCTTAAAGCTGGTGCTTTCATCCAGCACCACCATGTCAAAGGGCCACGCCTGTTTGTAGTAGTCCACCAGCCACTCCACATTTTCCCGGTTGATGATATAGACATCCGCCGGGGTGTTGAGGGCCTTGATGCGCTTGGCGGCGCTGCCCAGCACCGTGGAGATGCGGAGGTGTTGCAGGTGCTCCCACTTGGCCGCCTCCTTGCTCCAGGTGGCCTCCGCCACTTTCTTGGGGGCCACCACCAGGACCTTGGCCACCTGCCAGCGGTAATACTTGAGAATATTGACCGCCGTGAGGGTGATGACCGTTTTGCCCAGGCCGGGCCGGAGAAACAGCCCTATGGCCGGGTCCTCCACCACCCGCTGGATGCAATAGGTCTGGTACTCATGAGGTGTGTACTGCATCCCCGAAAACCTCCCGGATGAAGTCTTTCACAGCGTCCATCCCATACAGGACACGGACATCCGCCCCCCGTTTCTGCAATTCGCTCCTTTGCCAGGCCTGTATCTTGGCCAGCCGCCCCACATCCGTTTTCAGCTCCACAAAGATGGTCTTGCCGGTGGGTAGCTGGATGATGCGGTCAGGCACCCCAATATTTCCGGGTGATACCCACTTGAAACAGAGGCCGCCGTGCTCCTGCACTTGGCGGGTCAGGTATCGCTCAATATAGCTTTCTTTCATGCTCATAGCCTCCTATCTCATGGCTGTAACAATGTAACCTCGCGCGCGCATATATACGCACACAGGCGGATTAGAGAGTTTTTATTTTCTCTAAATCCTCTATTTCAATGCTCTATATAAAACAAATGTTACAATGTTACAACTTATAAAAAAGTCAGTGTTTTCAAGGGTTTCAGCCGTAACATTGACTGTAACATTCTTAGTAACTTGTTACAGGTATTTTGTAACATTCAAATTGAAAGTTACAGGCAATGTTACAGGCAATGTTACGCCCTTTTTCTAAAGCCCCTTTGCACTCCGCAGTAGCCACAGCGCATGGGCTTTGCTGACTTCTCCCATTCTTTGCTGGCCTCCAAAACGGCGTTGATCTCTGAGGCATCGCTGTACCGCATTTCTTTCTGCTTGCCGTCAAAGGCCTCACACCACACCTCCAGGGCACACACCTGGTCACGGTCCACCAGCTTGATGTCACCCTGCACGCCGCCGCCCCAGAAGATTTTGCGCCGGTCCAGCGGCCAGGTTTTCCAGTCCTCCGGCACTTGTTTATTGAGAAAGTCCATGATGATGCCGTCACGGGCGCTGA